GGCGTTGACGGTCTGCTGCTGCAGGTAGGCCGTATCGCGAACGATCCAGTAGCCCTGCCCGGCCGCTGTCGTGCCCCGCCATGGCTTGGCCAGCGTCAGCTGCGTGTTGCTGTCGACCGAGAGGATCGGGACCGGGTTGCCGTTGCTGCTGTCGAGGCCGAACAACCCGCCTGCGATCAATGCGGTCGCCCAGGCAGTCCCGGCGCCGGTGACAACAGCACTGCCGGCGGTCACGGAAACCGTGCCCGTTACATAGGGTATCGTCATGTCAGGAGTTCCTAAGCTGGAATGCCGAGAATATAGTAGCGGATGCCGAGCACGTGATCGGCGCCTTCGGTGCGCCACGTGCCGGTATTGTCTGCATCGTTGTAGTAATCGCCGGGTTGACCGCGATTGGTGACAAACGTGGCGCTTGTCTGCGTGAGGCGGCAATGGGAACTATCACCACACTNCTCGAAATTGCTGTTGGTCGAATAGACGCGTTGACGAACGGTCGGAAGCTTGATCGATTCGGTCCAACTGCCAACGCTCGTTTCCGACCCCGCCCCGTGTTTGGTCATGTATTTGACCATCGGGAACATGCCGGAAGCGTCAAAGTTGATGATCGTTTGGAGCGGGCTTCCTACCGCAACACTGAAATAGCCTTCCGCAATGATTTGCACACAAGGCCAACGGGTATCGATGATGATATCCGCCCAAGATGGCGGGTTGGCTGAACCGGGGCGCAAGAACTGCACAACGTCCTGGCCGCCTTCGGTGAATTCCCTCAGCACGCGGTTACTGCCGTTCGTCGGCGGGTCTCCTGCGTCAAGGTAGAGCATGAACCGGGCGCGCATCGTATCGGACGAATTGAAATAAATTCGCGAGCCGCTGAACNGTCAAGGTAGAGCATGAACCGGGCGCGCATCGTATCGGACGAATTGAAATAAATTCGCGAGCCGCTGAACCAATAATCCGCACCCAGGCCGTTACTCATGTTCGGATTGAACGGGTAGTAGATCGTTGATCCCTCGTAAAAATGAACATCAAGGGCGATGTTTGCCGGCAAGGTGATGCCGGTCTCATAGAAGGATTCACCGGCAGGAATGGCGATGTCCGCGGCGGCAATGACCTTCACGGGCACACGGCGGCTGTCGAACGAAACCTGCCATTCGTTTGCCGTCTCCGCGTTGTAGCCGGGTTTTGCAATGATCATCTTATCGGATCGCAGAATGATGTTCTTCGATCCATTTGGCGCCAAGGGCGGCGCTTCCAGCGAAGGGTCTTCATTGCCGGGGAGGTTCCACACGATCAACCGCTTGTCTCGTGACAAGAAGCGGTTGTATGCATCGTCATTCGTTGACGTGGTGATTTTGGCGTAAGTACCGTATGGGAAATCACCCCATTGACTGACACTGCCGCTAAAGTTTTTCATCCACGGGGCCTGATACCAGTTCCCCATAAAGAAATAACCGCCCTGGTCGTTATAGTATTTCCCTGAATAGCGGCGCTGAATTCGCTGCTGGTTGAAACGCCCGGTGTTCGTCCGTGTGGCTTTCACGTCAAACAGGGGCATATTGTATTTGCATTTCGGGAACGCGGAATTACGGAACAGCCATGTCGACTCCCCGCCGCCTGATCCTTCCATCTTCTGATAGTTGGACGCGTTCGACCCTGCCGGGTAATAATTGTATTGGACACTTCCGCCAGAGCTAATTTGATTGATACGCTCGATATGCGCGATCGACGCGTTCAGAGCGTATTTCGAGTTATAGAGGAACTTCGACCGCTGACTGTCCGGCGTGGTTCGCGGATCGCCGGCGTCGTTCTTCATGATCTTGATGCAGCCGGCGCCGGTGCTGTCGACGCCAATCATTGTCCTGGTCATCAGCTGAAGATCTCGATCGTGCCATTGTTGAGGTCTATTTTCATTTTGCCGTTCAGCGACTGAAGAAGACCGGCATTGACCGTGCCGATGTCGGCAACGGCCAGCTTCAGGACACCGTTTTCGTAGACGAGTGGATAGTGGCGGCTGTTGCCTGACGTGACGAGGAACTGATCTGCCTGCACGGCCATCCGCGACTTCTGCACACCGCCTTCGGTGTAAAGCTCGACATAGAAGCCCGACACCTTGAAGCTCTGGCTGGTCCCGGCCCGCAACAACACCGAGAAACGGGCATCGACGCCGGTCGGCGCCGCGACCGCCTCGAACTTCACCAGCCCTTGTGCGAACCGGCCGTTGAAGTCGGCGCTCACGCCGCTGATGCTGCTCGCAAGCGCGCCGTCGCCGTCTGCGCGAGCGGTCTCCTCGGCGATCAGGCGGGCGAGGTTGCCATCGACTTCAACGTCGAGTGTCGTGATCGAGCTTGCGAGGGCGCTGTCCGTCGTTGCGCGCACGGTCTCCTCGGTGATCAGCCGCGCATTTGTGGTGCCGAGGCTAGCCTGCAGGTACGTGAGCAACTGCGCCATCGCCTCGTTCTCGGAGACGCGAACCCGGCGCTCTTCGGTGATCTGCGCCAGCGCGTCACCTATGGTGGCAACGATCTGCTGGCGCTCGATCTGTCCGACAGCACCCTCAAGTGAGAAAGCATCCAGCAGCTCGACCAGGCGCGGCCGGAAGAATTCGTCCATCTCCTGCTGCAGTTCCTTGAAGCGGTTCAGCGCATCGTCCTGCAGCTGTTGCAAGCCAGTGAGCAGCGTCTGCAATCCGGTCGGCTGCGCNGAATTCGTCCATCTCCTGCTGCAGTTCCTTGAAGCGGTTCAGCGCATCGTCCTGCAGCTGTTGCAAGCCGGTCAGCAGCGTCTGCAAGCCGGTCGGCTGCGCCGTCGTCATCCAGGGCGTGAAGGTGCGCAGCCGGTCGGGCACAGTCGTGATCGTCGCCCGGGCATTGTAGACCTTACCGGAGACGACGTTCTTCGTGGTGCGGAAGCTGCCGTCCTCGGGCGAGGTGCACTGATCCTCGAAGATCTCTGTCGTGCCTTCGATCTGATAGACGAAGCGCACGGCCGTGATCGTCGGATCGTCCGGCGGCGTCCAGGTGAAGACGAGCGCCGGCGTGTCATAGCCCTGCGCGACGATCGGGCCGGGCTCGATGCCGTCGTCGTCATAGATCGCCGCACTGGTCTCCGAAAGCACCAGGGTGATGCGCAGCCGCTCGTCCGCCCGCCATTCGCTGATCAGCCAGCTCTTGCCACGCCAGGTGATCCACTCGCCTTCCTGCACCGCCAGACCAAAGCGACGGCTGACGGGAACCGTCGCCTTGCCGCCCATGCGGTTCTGCCGATAGCGGATATTGAGCAGATACTGCGCGATATCCGGATCGGTCACCTGCAGGAAATCGATGCTCGTCTGCCGGTTCCGTCCGTCGGCGGCAATGTCCGCATTGACATAGACCGGCTTCAGGCTCTCCGGGTTCCACATCGACTGGATCGAGGTGAACTGGCCGGAAAGATGATTGAAGCGCTCGAAGGCCGACGGCCGAAACTGCACGTCCTTGGCACGGTCGACCGGGATATCGGCGACGGTCAGATCCTTGACCGGGATCTGCGGTGCACCGGGAATGACGCCGGACAGGCCGCGGCGGTTGAGGCCATAGCCAGCCATCGCGTCGTCAAACTGCTTCAGCACCTCGGTGTGATCGTCGTCGCCGCTGACGAAGAGTGAGCATTCATAGGTCTTCTTGCCGTTCGCCCGCAGCGTGTCGCAGACGTTCATCGCCACGAAATAGGTGGCGAGGTCGATCTGGCCGAGGCTCTTGCCCTCGCCGATCAAGGTCCGGCCGGAGACAAGCGCATGAAGCCCGAGCTGGTAGTTCAGCCGGTGGACGGCGGGGTTCTTCGTGTGCACCCAGGTCGACGGCGTATTGAGGCGCTGCGTCCCGGAGCCGCCTGCAACCGTCGAGTCCTTGCGCGGATCGTATTCGCGCAGGCCGCGCAGCACGAAGTCAATGTCCGGCTTGCCTCTGCCGGCGTCGCGGAAGAACTCGAGATGGTAGTAGCGCTCGACGACGACGTAGCACATGCCCGAAAGCTTGCTGGTCGCCTTCCACTTATTGCCGAGGTTGGCCGTCACATCGACGAGGCGCTGATCGACGCCCTGTCCCGGGCGGCCGTCATAGAAGCGGATCGAGATTGCGCTGTTGCCGTCGCCGTCGATGAAGCCTTGGACGCCGTAGCGTGCGACCTCGTTGCCGATCGTCGCCTGCGCCACGAGATTGTATTTCTCGCCATACATGTAGACGTACGGCTCCAGCCCGTCGCACCAGCCGTTGGCGAGGATGAAGACCTCGGCATTGCGCTTGTTGCCCTTGTCCCACTTGNGTAGACGTACGGCTCCAGCCCGTCGCACCAGCCGTTGGCGAGGATGAAGACCTCGGCATTGCGCTTGTTGCCCTTGTCCCACTTGGCATAAAAGGCGCGCTGCCCCTTGGTCTTGCCGACGCCATAGAGCGTGCCGACCGGCACGTCGCCGCCGAACTGGATCTCGCCCTGGACAGCCGTGTGCTTCTGTTTGACCTGCTTGGCTGCCTGGATCTTGCCGATCGCAAACTTGGCGCCGAAGGCGAGCGCCCCGCCGATCAGGCTGGTGGCAAGCGCAGAGCCGCCGAAAAGCGCGCCGGCGATCGCCGTGGCGATTCCTGTGAAGATTGCCATGCTGAATTATCCCAGGTGAAAGGCGGCAATGACGTCGGCGAGGCCGTGATCGCTGCGGCCGCGTTCGGTCTTGGTGACGAAACGGGCGCCGAGGCAGACGCCGACATGTTCGGCGCCATCGGCAAGACGCAGGATGACGAGATCGCCGAGGCGCGCTTCCGCGCCGCCCTTCGGCTGCTGGCCGAGCTCGGCCGCGAAGAAGCTCACCAGCGATGTATGCCCGCGCCGGCGTAGCGCCCGCTGCGCGCCGGCGAGCGTTCGGTAGGCGCCGCGATACGTGTCGGCGAGTGCCGAGCCCGTCAGCGCGTCGACGAAGGCGCAGCCAAGCATGAAGCAATCAGCCGAGCCATAGGCATAGGGTCTCGCAAGCTCACGCGCGAGCGTGGCTTCAACGATGCGGAAGCGGTTCATGGGGACCTATCAGGATTCGACATTTTCGACTGGGGATGCTTATCTCCCGCAACTTTTAGGAGATAAAGCATGGCGAAGACCGAGCAGGCCATTGGGGCCGGAGTAGCAGCGCAAGCATTGGCGGCTGCTGCGCTGGAAATGCTGCTCTGGTTAGGGCACGACGACGTTATTGAGGAAGTCAAGTCGATTGCGTTGCATACTGTGAACCGGTCCATCGACGAAGCATCGAACATAGACAAGGATCGCGCGAAAGATCACGCCCGCCACGCCTTGTTGGCACTCGTTGAAACCATTAAGTTGAAGCAGGCGACGGACAAAACACGGCAGGATCGATTGTCATAACAACAGAGCCGTTGACCTCCCGATAGCTGTGGCCAATCGAAGAGGCTATCGTGTTCAGTCTTTGGTGGCGTCTCCGGGACATTCGTGCGGCGCACGCCCTGAGGACTTGTAATCTACTGCTATTACGTTTTTCATCGAAGGAACTCCTATCGGCTCACCTGGCCCCATTCCTCGGGGATGGTCGCATTCGTCGCCACGAACTCGAGGCCCGTGTCGGTCGGATTATTGTCGAACTGCTGCTCGGCCTGCGAGCGCTTGACGCCGGTCGAGCCGCGCGCCGATCGTCCCGGCGGTTGCAGATCGATCATCATCGTCAGCGTTCGTTCGGAACCGGAGACCGCACCCTCGTTGTAGCGCACCTGGTCAATCTCGTAGATTGATGAGGCGAGAATCCCGAGGACCGCGTCCGTTTCGGGATCTCCCGCCAGATGGGAGATGATCATCGGAGCATTTTGATAGTTATATTGCTCAATCTGAGAGACTGCGTCCTCGGGGTTGCTAACTGGGATGTTTGAGAAGACGATAGTCCGCGTCGTCACGGCGACGCCGACGGCGCTGACCAGTTCGCCCGGCTCGAGAAATCGGTTCGGAAGATAGGTCAGACCGTTATAGGTGTAGGGCCTCCCACCACGATGGTAGCCGACGGTCTTGCCGGGTAAATCGAAGCGGATGAGGTCGAGCCGTGCAAGGCGGCCGGTCTCGAGCGCACTCTCGACAGCTGGATCCAACACACTCATGAGAAAAACATCTCCGTAGCGGAAAATGAGGCTTCGCGACCCGCCCACGATTTCGGTGCCGCCACACTGCCCGGATCAATACTCATGACACACGACGGCTTCTCGAGATGGACTGTCGCCGACGTAGAGAAATGCTGGGTGTCCAAACCAAACATGATCGAGAGCGTGACCACGCCGCTAGCGTTCGCCGTGGCGTTCTCGACGATCCGATGAAGAGATCGGATCAACACCGACTTCCGCAACTCGACATAGTCTCCGGATGATAGCTTGAAACCAGCCGGCAGACCTGAGACGACGATGGTTCTGCTGTTAGTAATGGACTGCAGAACCGCGCCGCCATTGAATGCCCCTCCCCCTGCTTTCGTGCCGGCGAGCGGCTTTCCGTTGTTGTGGGCGATTGGGCGCGGCCGGAACAGGTCGTATCCGAGAAATGGTGCACCTCGCGAACTCGACTTCATGACGAAGGCATCAAACAGTCCGTAAAAGGCTGGCGTCATCCAGTTCGTGGTGTATTGCGCCTTCCAAAAAGGCGTGCCGGCGGCCTGCTCTTCGGAACGCCGGCCCTCCATAATCGAAACGTCCGTCGGATTGATGGGATCAAACTGGCAGTCTCGCCAAGGCAGCGTCGGCAACAGAATCGGATCAGGCATGTTGGTTGCAATCCAGGGTAATCGCCGCAATATGCAGCGGTAGGGAATTAGGGAGCGGAGTCAGTGCCAACAATCGATTTCAGCGGGACAACCCAGCAGGTTCTTCAGCTCTTGGCCGATGAACACAGCAAGCTGGTCAAGCAAGTATCGGACCTGGAATTCAGGGCGAATGCCCATCGCTTTATGTTTATGTTTGTTGCAAGCGCTTTATCGAACATCGATGAATCTCAGTACGAGGCGCTGATGGCCATGACAGAGAACGCCCGTAAATCGAACATCAACTCAGCGGAGAAATTCGCGAGTGATCCGAAATTGACACCCGAGCAGCGGTCCGGTGCACGACGTGCCTTCGAGGTAATGGCGCAGGAAATGGAGGAATTCCTCACATCAATGAGGAAGGCTAAGAGCGGCGAAAGCATCTTCACCGTGATCCAAGGCGGGAAATCCATCGAAGATTAGCGGTCTTCGCCGTTTTGGTAGATGTTTGCCTTCGCCGCGTCATACTGTTTTATGGTCTCGACGGAGACGCCTCGGCTCTCCGACCGAATGACGGGCCTGAACATCGGCCCCTCCTCAGCAATCACCCGAAGGATGATCGCGCGCGGCCCATTCTGGTTTAGCTGACCGCCCGATGGCGCCACGTTGCCATTAGCCGGTCGTTGAAGGCGATGGTTCGGAATGACCTCCTCGCCACCCTTGAAACGGACGAGCTCCGGCCCCTTTTCACCAACCCATGCGACGCCAGGACGAGCGGAGCTCGTTCCGTTTGCATACCCACGCAGCCCAGCCCATGGGTCCACCTTTGAGCCACCGCCGAAGAGCCAACCGAGCAGCCCTCCTCCACCAGCTCCAGCGCCGGCGCCGCTGACCTGAAACACCGCATCGAGAACGTCATTCAGCAGCTTGTCGGCGATGCGGTCGAGCACCCCCATGGCAGCGTCGCCGAAAGACTCCCACACAGACTTGCCGTTCTCGATCCCGGAGAAGAAGTCATCGAAGAAGCCTCCGGTCACGTCTCGGGCAAAATCGAGCGCGATACCCATTTGCCGGGTCTCGTCCTCGATCGAGGCCATGACCTGCGCAAGATCGGAGAGCTCACTCTTCTGGGCATCGGTCAAAGAGATACCGCGCTGCTGTGCTTCGTTCAGGAGCTGCGTCTCGAGGCGCAAAGCGGCGGCGGCCTGCTCCGTGAGCCCGATCGCGTCTCGCTCCGCCTCAAGCGCAGCGATCTGGCGCTCAGCCCCGGCGACAATGTCGGCGTACTTCTCCTGCTCGCTCTTGCCGCCAGTGCGCTTCTTTGACTTCTCGTCGACCTTCCCCATCCAGTCGGCGAGCGCCTGGAGCGATGCCACCCCTCTCGACGCGGCATCCGCGACCCAAGTGCCGATCTGCCCGATCCTATCCTGTGACATGATGCGTTGCAGATTTGCATTGCGGTCGGTTGCGGCTTTGCCCAGCGCATCAGCATATGGGTTCTCGATGCGCAACTTGTCGGTGAGGCCGAGATTCCCGATCGGTCTCATTCTAAGGCTCTCCGGCAGGAGCTGATTGACCTGCTCTTGCAGGGTATCAATCATCGCGGCGCCCTTCTGGATCAGCCCCGCCATCGCCTTTATCGCAGCGTTGGCAGCACCGACTGCAGCAGCTCCGATTATGTTGGGGAACTGACCCCAAAGAAATTTGATGTCCGCGAACGCCGCCTCAAAGCTGTTTATAATGAAGTTTGCAGCCGTTTTCACATCTTCGACAATGTCTCGCCCGAAGATTCCCTTGAGTTCGTCTCGGAAGACGACAGCAGCAGCCAAAACGGCTCCGAAGCCAGCGATAACCCAGCCAACAGGCCCTATCGCAGCCAACCATGCTGCCGTAAAGCTAGCCGCGACCGTCCCAGACGCGACTACGAGGCGGGATAAAACCGCGATAACATTCACGATGCCAACGACGATCGATGGGGCGTAAATCAGTGCAAGGGCTGCAGCCGCAGCGACAGCGTAAGGCGCTATGGTTTCGAGAACATCCGCCAAGGCTATCAGCGCCGACTGCGCCAACTTTGTCCAATCAACCATCTGCAGGCCAGCGGCCGCCAGCGCGATTATGCCGATCGTCAGGAGGCTAACTGGAGAGAGCACCGACAAGAAGGCTGCACCCAATCCTTGGACTGGTCTCTCCATGGACGAAAGAACTGCGGCCAGTTGTGTGCCCTGCTGGAGGGCAATCTGCAGCGGGCCCATTCCCATCTGCGCGCTGACAGCAATGTCTTGGAACTGAGCGGCAATATTTCCAAGATGGCCGCGCGACGATGCGCGGTTCTGATTGGCCGCCCGGCTCATCAACTCGATCTGTTTCGAGGCTGACGCGGCGGCCGCCCCCTCGGCGGCATAAGCCTTTGCGGCAGCTGAAGCCGCACCCGTTGCACCACGATTTGCGCCGGACAGCCCGTTTGCCGCTGCTTCCGCGCGCGCGGCCGCTCCCGTCAGCTTGTTGAGAGCGTCGGTGCCCTTCTCAACGGAACCACTTTCAACCTGCAGGCCAAGCGTCGCAACATCTGCCATGGCTTTTCCTTTTCAAAGAACGTGAGTTATCGTCCTCGCGATTCAACTGGAGGACGATTATGAGGTTCATTGTACTGGCCGCCGCTCTCCTCGCGTCGGGCGCAGCCTACGCGCAGGAGACGAAGCACGGATGGGGGTTTCAATTCAGACAGGACACATTCGACAAGGTTGTGTTCCCGCTCTCGATGATGTCTGAAGAAGGCGACAGCTTTGACAAAGCCACGCTTGCCGTCGCCTGCGGCCCGAATGGTAAGCTCGTGGCGTTTTTCCAACCCAGCGGCTTCGTTTCGTTTGACAGCAGCGCAAAACTTCAGCTGCGCGACGGTAATGGCACGAGGGAGTTTACGTTTTCGGTCGGCGAAGTTCCTCATCTGGCTAAACGACTGATGATTGACGCCGGCGAAACTGAAAAGTTGATAGACGTGTTCGCGCGCGCCGACGGCCAAGACGTTCCGTTTCGATCTGGAGAAAAGCAAGGTGCGTTCAGCTCGATTGCCGCTAGGACGACTTATGACCTACTGCGGCAGAACTGTCCCAAATGAGTCATGTCGCCTGAGAATGGGGCCGGCAAATCGCCGCCTCAATTCTCCTGCCGATCTTGCCGGTTTTCATGCTTCTTGAACCGCCGCGCCAGCTTTGTCAGCCCCTTTGGTTGTTACCGTCACCTGCTCTGTAACCTTCTCCGATCCGTGACCTCGTCACTTTGTGCTCAAGCAGACCAACCTGCGTTTTGGTCTCCGATCGGTGGGCAGGGCGCGCTAAGCCGTCGCCTCGCGCGCCCTGATCGCCTCGCTCTCCTTCTCGATCTCGATGCAGAACCGCGCGTCCATCGCCCTAAGGATCGCAAGCTCCTCACGCCGGATGATATTGCCAGTCAGTTGGCACCAAACAGAGAGTTCAATGTTCGAGATCGGTACTGGCCCGGAGAACCCAGGCGGCTGCGCCTGCCGAAGTTTCCAGAACCAATCCCATAGGAAGGCACCAGCGTCGGGCACCTCCGCCTCAGGGCTTTCAATCTCGAAGCTCTGATTGCGCTCGCGTCGGGTCTCGCCATCCTTGTCCTTGACGCTGTCGTAGCGCGCGACGATCGCTACGGCTTCGCAGAGCGTTTCGCCAAGCTCTTCGTAAAATTTGCGCGGTCCTCCGAGGCTGCCGCGACCTGGTCATAGATCCAGCCGGCCTCCTCAAGGACCTCCCGCGCTTTCTCGAAGGTGCATTCCGGCTTTTCTCCTTTCCAGTTGTGATCGCCCCAGTCCCAGGACGCGACGGAGGCCGCCGCCTTGTCGAGGTACTCGGCCTCAACCTTGCTGGCCGTAAGCTTCTTCTTCCGGCTCGCGAGGAATTTGTCACTATGCTGCCGGACCACGCGCTTCACCGCATCGCTCTCGGCGGAGCGGATCATGAAGCGAATACCCACGAGTTCATCGGTATCCGGCCCCGTGAGGTTGAGTTCGAAGAGGTCTTCAGAATTGACGAGTTTAGAGATGTCCAAGGGTCACCTATCGATTAAGGGATTACAGCGGGATTGACGCGGATCGGCAGTTGGTTGAGGCCGATCGTGAAGCGCTCGAGCTCGAAGTCGTCGGAGCCGCCGCCAGGATAAAGCGGGCCGGACACAACGCCGCGGCTGTAGAAGATCGTGTTCGTGAACCCCTCGCCGCCATCGTTGCGCTCGACCTTGATTGCCATGTTGTCGAGGTTCAGAGGATTGCCGAACGTTCGCAGGATGACTTGGCCGGCATCGTCATGCACCGAGGCGACCTCGATCTGTGGATCACCGGCATTCGCCGTGCCCTTCTGTTTCTGGGTCACCGGCTCATCAAGCGTATTGTAGCTATTCATCGTCGACTCGGCGCCGAAATCACCGATGTTGCCGACCTTGCCAACCTGCACCCAGGTTAGTGCCGCATAGGCGGACTCGATTAGATCGGTATTCTGGGCAGTGGCGCAAACATAGACCTTGCTGCCCTTCTTGGTTGCCTTGTTTGCCATGCTAGTTCTCCGGTTCGAAGGCGATGTACGGAATGGTGACGGGGATCTGTACCCGTTCACCCTCTTGGAGCGGGCCTGCCGCCCACGGCTCGCTGCTGATCGTGATCTTCACGCCAGAGGCGAATAGGGATTGGTTCTTGAAAAGATCGATCACTTGGTCAGCGACATCGAGAGCGCCGATGATCCCTTGCCCGACCGGCCAAACGACTGAGACCTGAAATAATCCACGCTTCTGTTGCCGGTCGTCGCCCACGGTGATCTGACGTGTCTGGTTGGGCAGGAACGCCAATCGAAAGTATCTCGGCGGGAGCGGCTGCCCTGCCGCCGGAAACACGACGTTCGGCGCGGCAACCGGCAACACACCGGGCATTGTTAAGAGGCGGTCTGTCACCGCCCTGAAGATGATTGCGTCGGTGCCTGCCGCCATGTATCCGTTACCTATGTCTGAGAAGCCGCCTCTCACTGACGATCAGGTCTATGAGCGCATTCATGCGGCGCTGCTCGCGTTGGGGCGCGAGACGGCGGCCACGGTTCGGGGCGAAACTAGTTTAAGAGCAGCACGGAAGGCGCTGACATTGTTGCAGCTTGGGCTTCTGTCGGCGATGGAGCAAAGCAGCGACAAGAACCGAGCCGTCAAAGCCCCAGACGAGCCTTCAGCTCCGAGGCCTTCCGATCGACAATGAGCGGCCAGTTCTGAGCTGCGAGCCTGACGAAGCCATCGGCGGGCTGTCCATTAGCTCCGTACTCCCGGTGCCCGGCATATGAAGCGGTGTATCCGAAATAAAGTGTATCCCCGATGCCCGCTCCAGCGATTACCGCTTCGATCTGAGCAAAGTCTGGCGCGTAGGTACTTCCTTCTGCAGGACTGGCCCCGGCGTTGATCGCGGGCATGGCGGTCGAGGACGCGAGCAGTGATGCCCGGAGAAATCCGGTGTCCACGCGCATACGGCCGCCCTGCCCGACCGGCTTCTGCATTTCTTCGACGACCTCCTGTGTCGCCTCCTTGAAGATACTCACTGTGCCAGTCTCCGATGCACGATGAAAACCACCGGCGTGATGCCGTCATATTTGTTGGGGTCGCCAGCAACGATGGTGTAATCCGCCCCGTTGGCGGTGACGATGTCGCCGACCGTCGGCTCGATCGAGAGACCGACCGCCGATATGTAAATCTGCATGTCGCCGTTCTGGATGACCGTTCCGTCGATGTAGCGGGCCTCGTAGGCCATCGGCACCAGCGTGGCTGGATAGGACGTCACAACTGGCTCGCCCCCATAGACAGGATCCGGAGACGTCACGCGCTTCACCGCACCGGCTTGCCCATACTTGGCGATGAGACGCTGCGCCGTCGCCTGCAGGCGTGCATAGATTGGGTTCGCCATCCTCCGCCCTTTCTTTTCGAGAGCTCAGCCATATTTACGCCTTCATGCCGCAAGGCTCTTTTTTCAAGGATCGGGGGACATGTCCGCCGCAATCAGCATCCTCGTCACAATTCTTTTCGTCGTCGTGGTGCTCTATCTCGTGCAGAAGCTTCCAATCGACTCTACGATGAAGCAGATGGCCCAGATGGTCGTTCTAATCGTCGGTGCAGTTTCGTTGCTCATATCTCTGGGCGTGTTCTGACCGGGATAGCTACACCACCAATGCACCCGGCCAGACTGGCGTCAGGAATGGCCAGAGGAGCCCCTCGATCGTGGTGACGACAGGCGTGGCGAGCGCGACGACATCTTCGATGTCCGTTGAAGAAGAGGATGAATACTCGACCTCAAGCTGTCCAATCTTCTCGCGCTTCACCGTTTGCGATCCGGTGACGACCGGCGAAAGGCCGCCCGGGTTGGTCAACTCAAGGAAGGCCGCCTCGTAGGAAGCATTGACGATGGCGACGGGGATTTCACTCGAAGGAATAGCCTCGCCGTAGTAGGTCGTGGCGCCGGTGCGCGGCCATGCGCGCTCCTGAGTGTATCCGCCGCTGCGCCGGCCGCTGAACTTCGGCTCATACCGATCGATCACCAGAAAACCCCGCTGACGTGCGGCGGTCTTCTGGGCATCGGTCGTGCCATCGGGAAAGACATAGCCGGCTTCGGTTGCGTACGCCGTGAAGCCGTCGTTCGTGCCGTATCCAGCCATGTCAATCTCCGATGGAATAGAACCCGGCGCTTAGGCGCCAGGCTTGGTTGCCAGATCTTCGAGGGCGGCGACGATCTCGTCCTTCTTTGCCGGCGTCTTGTCGCCGAGAAGCTTGGACGCCGCCGACTTGAAGGACATGAACTGCACGTTCGGGTCGTTTGCCATTGCCAGGACTTCGGCGGCCGTCTTCGGCTGATCGTCCTGGGCCTTAAGCTTCGCCAGTTCGGCATCGCGCTCCGCCAGCTGGGCGCGGAGGCGATCGAGTTCGGCGTCGACGTTCTGGGCGGCGTCGTTCAAGGCCGGCGCCGCGGTGACGCCGGGATTGTCGGTATAGTCGCCTTCGACTTCGAACCACTTAGACGCTTTGATATGCGCCTTCTCGCGGGCGAAGATCTCGACCTCGACGGTCTGGCCCGGCTCGACGAGAACCGGACCATTGACTGTGTTGATGCCGCGCGGGCCTGGCTGGGTGTTGGTGATCTTCATGATCTGATCCTCCTCAGATGCCGTCGAGGTAGCGGACAGCCTTCGGGCGGCGGATGTCGACGCCGCCGAGACGGAAGATGCCCGGAACGTCGAACTTGATCGGGCCCGTCTGCCAAGGCTGCAGGAACCGGAACGGCATCGGCATGTGCATCTTCAGCACCTCGGGCGAGCGACGGTAGGCAACCATGCGCTTGGTGCTGCCCGCGCCGGCCGTGTCGAGGAACCCGAACACACCGCGGATGGTGAGCGGCTGGCCCGTGGTACGGGTGTAGATGTTGTTCCGCTCGATCCATTCGAGGATGGTCGTCTGATTGACAGCATCGATTCTGCGGGTCGAGAGATCGAGAAGCACCGAATAAGGCAGGAGCAGCGTATCCGCGATCTCCGCGCCGAGCGTGCCGGTGAAGATGCCGGTGAGCTGGCCGTTGATGTCGCGGAGGATCTGGTCCGGCGTCTTGCTGGCGAAGGTCGTCGCCGAGCTGGCACCGTCGGCGGGCGCCGTCGTTGCCGTCGGCGTCGAAGAGTTCACCAGACCGGAGAAGCCCTTGCCGGTATCGCCGACGAAGGCGACCTGCTCGATCTTCTCCTCGGCGATACGACGTGCCGAAGAGGCCTTCTCGCTGGTCAGGTTCATGCCGAGCAGCTGAGCGGTGCCCAGTTCCTCGAGCGTGTAGCCATAGCCGATCGCGGCCATGCTGACGGTCGTCTCGAACTTCTCGCGGGTCAGTTCGACCTTCGGCACGTCGTGCGCCAGGCCGGAGAACCACTGCGCCTGGCCGACAGAGTCCATCGAGAAGTAGGTGACGGACTGAATCCATTCCGGCGCCGAAGTGTCGACCGGGATGAGGCTCGGATACTGAATATCCTGATACTTCATCGCGTAGACCGTCGGCTCGATCAGCGAGGCCTGACGGATAAGGAAGCTCATCGCGACCTGCTGAGCGTCATGAGTGATAATTGCGTTCATCGAGATCGCTCCTGTTAGCCGAGTCGAAGAGCAGCGAGACCGGCACCTGCGGTGCTGGTATCCCGCCGCGTGCCCGCGATCGGTGCTAAGTCAGTGAATTTCATGGTTGCCTCAAAAGAGAAGCCGCCCTAGTGAGGACGGCAATGGCAATTCGAACGAGCAGCGAGATCAGACCATGGTCCGTTACCAAGACTTCAGCCACGGGCTAGGTTCTGGACGTTCATAACAGTCGTGGAGTTTCGTCGTGACGAAGGTTTTGGTTGCCGCAATGGCATTGGTAATGGTTGGCTTCTGGGGTTCCGTCGGCGTCCTGGTTTACTCGCTACTTGCGTCTTAGTGAGTAGCGGGACCGGTTTCCGTCCGTTATAGTCCTCTCGGCAATGGGGTTGTCTACGGAGGATTTCATGAGCGACACCGCGTTTGGTTTCCTGTTGGCGGCTGAGTTGTCGGCCTTGTTCTGGGCCGGTCTTTTCATGGTGATTTTCTCCACCACTTGATCAGCCGCTCGGGTTCATTGCTGCAGACGTCTGTGTGGCTGCCGCGGCGCGCTCTTCCTCATCCGGCTCCTGTTCAGAAAGCTTGCCGTACTCCTCGATCGCTGCATCGAGGCCAGGCAGCGAGCCGTCTTCGATGAAGGTGTTGACGAGAGCGTCGGAAACCGCTTCACGCGGGATGATCTCCTGTCCCGTGCCGCTCCCGACCAACTGCCGAGCCGCATCGGCCTTCGTCTTGAAGACATCGGCCTTTTCCTTCTCCGACATGCCCCAGAGCGGTGCCCACTCGTAGTAGATGTCCGGGTCGCGCGAGCCGAGCGCGCTCCGGATGATGCACTCGTCGAGGCGCGCCATCGCCGGCGTCATTTCGACGGTCTGCATGGCCTGCAGGCGGTCGTAGTAATTGCGCAGGTCGCTTTCGCCGGTGGCGTTCATGCCTGCCGGGGATTGGCCGAGCAGCCGCGTTGCCGGTATGTCCGCGGCGCCGGAAACGATCTGCAGGAACGACATGAGGACTTCGGGCAACGTGGCAAAGCTCGCCGTCTTCTGTTCGTATTCCTCTTCCTTATCGAGGAGGAGGTCGCCGTTGATGCCCTTTGCCGTCGCCGCCAGCGTATAGCGCTCGAGAATTTTCGCCCGGTACTCTGCATTGCCAAGGTTCTGCATGAAATCCGGAATGCGGATCACGTTGACCTTGGCCTCGAAGACGAGGCTGGCGATGTTCGCCGCGGTACCGTCGGCCTGCTTGATTGCATCGACGACCGACAAGAGCACGCTGTCGCCCCAGCCGGCATAGGTCGTCGACACCAGCTCATCATCCGGCGGTGGGTTGCCATTGAAGATGACGAGGCGTGACGGGTGAATATCGACCTGCATGCCATCGGCAGACTTCAGCTGGTAGAGCTTCGGCTTACCATACCATTCCGAAGCCGGGTCACGATCGATCTCGCCGGCCGTGAGGTGGCGGCGGGTCATGACCGTGAGGTATTTCAAGCCGCCCTTCCCGATGCGCTCGACGTCAAGCGGCTCCGCCATGTTTTGTTCGCCGGTACCGATGACCATGGCAGCGCCGCCCCAGAGTCGCGCTTTGACGCGGGTGTCCAGCAGCTTGCCCATAACGTTCAGCCGCTTCTCTTCGGCCTCGATGGCTTCGATCTGCGGCTTCTTCGCCTGCCAATCGCGCCAGGCGCGGATGCTGTCGAACGCGGGGATATCGACGATCTTCTTGGGAAGCCACGCGCCGCGGTAGGCGTTGAGCAGCTCCTCGTCGGTGAGCATCGGCATCGAATAGACGTTAGCCGCGGCCTTGTCCCGGCTGGTACCCAGGCTGGCGACCATGTTTGTCAGGCTGTCGCGGACGAACGCGATGATGTTGGCCATGTCCGCTCCTAAACGTTGGTCAGCGTGAAGGACGAACCTCCAAGCATCAGCTCGGTGAGAGCCCAGACCAAGGCGTCGGCCCGATCAGGTGAACCCTCTCCGAGGTATCCAGATGGTGTGAAATTGCACATCTGGTCTTCAAGGTCGGGGAAGTCTCCGACGTGATGAACCTTGCCCTGCTCATACAGCGCGCTGATAGGCTCTGCTCGCACCGCTTTGCCTCGGCTGGCGACAACTTCCTTGAAGGGCGCGGTCTTGTCAGCCGTCGAGACGGTGAAGCGCACCATGTCGCCGCCAAAGTTCCGTTCCCCAATGATCCGGTGCGCCTGGTGGCGATGGTAGAGGTCGACCGCTCGCCTGCCCCATCCTTCTGGCGACAACTGGCAGGTGCCATCCTCAAGAATGTAGCCATGCCCATCGATGCCGAGGCCGGCGACGACGATACCGATATCGTCACCCGCGCCATCGCCTCTCGTACCGGAGGGGTCGACGGAAACGACGATGCGCCGCATTTCAGGAGCGCTGGCGACACGCAGGCTGTCTATTCCCGGCATCAGCTTCCCGTCGGGCGCCTTGCGATCCTCAAGAGCCCACAGAGCGCCGCTGACTTCGCTGGCCCATTCTCCGGCCTCAAACCGCAACCTCTTCGCCGCGGACATCGAGGCCAGAACCTCGAAATACTCAGGCGGCAGGTTCTCCGAGTTGTCGGCAGGATTCACCTGCATCTCGGCATAGTCTTCCGGCTTGGCCAGCTTCTCCTTCGTGCCCGGCTTCATCTTCGCCCGGAACATCTGAAAGCTCCAATGGAGCTTAGACGGCGGGTTGCAGTCGAAGTAGGCCTTGAGGGCTAGGTACCTTCTGCCTGTCGCGGCGGCGATCGCTGGAGCGAGTTCGCACTTCTGCGCCAAGCGAGACATCGCCATTTCGACGGATGCCCAAGGGATTTGGCTGCTCTCGTTGAAGTAGAGAGTGGCGTATTCCTGCCCCAGGATCTTCTCGACCCGCTCCTTATCATCGAGGCCGGCTATCCAGATCTGTGATCCGTTCGGCAGCGCGACATAGAAGTCGGTCTTGTCAAACCTCACCCGAACCGACGGGAAGCAGAGGGCCAGAACTTTGGGCAGCGTATCGGACCAGACCGATGTCTTCGCGTGGTTGAACCGAAACCTGAATATGACGTGCCGCGAACCCGGAGCGTTTATCGCTCGCTGGATCAGCGCCCGACAAAGAACGAACGTCTTTCCGGAACGAGACCCGCCGCGGAGCATGATGTTGCGCGCCGGGCCGGCAAGAAGGCGATTAGCCTCTCGCTGTTTCTCCGTTAATCGAGCTACCTGCATGGGTCACAGTTCGGCGTCCTCTGGCAAGACATTGAGGCTCATGCTCCCGGAGTGCTCTACACGCTCGATGAACATACCGAGGTGCTTGGCGAGCTTCTCCAAGGCGCTGTTCTTGTCCCAGACCTTAATCTTGTGGACGTGCTCGACCTCACCGTCGCCGATATTGCGGGTCACCACTTCGACCGAAGCGACTGCTGCGGCTGTGTCATCATCCCACTCTTCGGGTCGAAGCAGCCTGCCGTTCGCATCGAACACGCGGCGAAGATCGGAGAAGCCGATACGAGACAGCTCTTTCAGAACACGTTCAACGGTCGCTTCCGCCTTGAGAGCGCCCTTGCCCTGGATTTCGGCTACGCGCTCTTGAATGCTTTCATTTGCATTCAAACGTGCTGCATTTCCCCTGTTGGCTTTGAAGCCGGCGACGACATACGCCTCATCGACTGTATTGCCTTTCGCGCGGGCCTGCGCGAACTTCTCGTGCCGTGCGTTTTTCAGGATGGGCATGAGCTAACCTTGAGGCGACAATGTATTTCCACGTGAGCGAAGAAGACTGGCAGGCTGATGACGTAATCCAGCCAGGAAAATTCGGCAGAAGCATCATCGAGACCTCTCAACCCTCGATAATAGTGAACGTGGCCGGCGCACAGATATCCCCACTGGTCCGCAACTTAATGTGGGAATCCGCTCTAGAGGCGAGCAGGATCGCTTGGGTGCCAGACGCCCCCAGCCGAGGGGCCGTCGTTTTCCTCAACGAGACTTTGGCGCTTGCCCAACTTTTCCGCGACAGGTTCAAGCACAACCATAGGATCTTCCGCGTCGCTCCTGTCGACGACAATGCCAACCGACACCGAGGCGACGTCGCAATCTTTGAAGACGTTCCCGAACCGCTTTTCACCCGCCTGGCGGAGCGCTGTCGTCTGTATTGGGTTAACCCAGATCCACAGTTCCCTGAGATACTATGGGAAGGCGCCGTCCGGGTTGAGGCCGACGTCGAGTGATTGACGTCCCCACTTCTACCCTTACCGGAGGCCGGTGGCCCTCGAGCATGCGCCACTGTTTAGACGGATTCTTTTTGAACGCTAGAGACCATGGACAAAGCAGTCGAACGGATCGCGATCGCAGTGATCATCGCCTCTGCCTGCACGCTGGCGTGGCTGGTGTTTGCGTTCAGCTGAGCGAGGAAAAGATCAGCAGCCACTGGTATGTCGATCTCCGGACCACCTGATCAAGCCGGTAGCCGTTGGCCGCCCACTCGTTGATGAGCGCTTCCATGCCCGGCAGACACCCGGGGCCTGAATCGTATTCGACGACGCGATAGGACATGGTGACCTCTTTGTGGGGAGTAGCCCGCCCGTACACTTCGGCGAGCGGCAGCGGGACTTTTTTATATGGGAGGGCGTGAGCTAAGCGATGCCTTTAGCACGTATACCGTGCGCCACTCGCGCTGTCACCATCAACTATGACAGGCCCCGGTGAGGGAACTTCACCGGTGTTGCCTTGCTTTGCTCGCATTCATAGATCGTGTTGGGCGATGGATAAAGCAGGCATCGCATTTATGGCACTAATACTCGTCCTCATCTTTCTCGTGATGAGCATCCTGGCAGTCGATCGAACATCGATAGAGGGGCACCCGAATACGCAGGCGCTGGTTCCTACCAGCTACCCCTGATTCGTTGCGGCGACAGGGTTCGACTTGCGGCTCTCCAGCTTATGAAGCTGACGAGTTACCGGGCTGCTCTACGCCGACATTGCGGCTGAAGATCAGCACCCACCGGTAGGTGGTCTCGGCCTGGAATAGCTTGTAGCCCTTCGCGCGCCACTCGTTGGCGACACGATCGAGGTCGTCTTCTTCGCCTTCCACTTCCACAAAGCGGTAGTGCATCAGCGGTCTCCTCACGCGAAAACCCGCCCCTGCGAACAGAGACGGGCTGGTAATGTCAGAACGGAAGGCGGCTAACGGCCTGCCATCCGTGATTCAGCGGGCCGGAAGTTGTCCGATTTCCTCGCGCTCCGGTGCGGCGATCACCCTGTCAGCCTTCTCCTGGGCTTGCGCCGAAGGCTGGTTGCAACAAGCGCCGAAAACAGTCTTTGCGCGCTCGGTGGCTGCGGCTCTTTCTGCACCGCTCAGTTCGTTGTATGGCTCCGTCTCGAAAGAGAATTTGCCGGAATCGAATGCCTCCCCTTTGGATTGTTGGGCGACCATGGACCACATGGCCGATGTAGTCATGTCTTTTTGCCCGTAGGCGCTGAGGCCGGTCAGCAAGGCGGCAAGCTGGGCGCCTCTCAGATTTCCCTGTTCAGTCAGATGCACCGCTTCGTTCAGCCAATCCTTGTAAACGGCGGGATCGACGTCGAAGGCCTTGTTGGCAAGCTTGGCTTCGGCCCGGGCGGCATCTACGGCGCGGAAATCCTCGAACAAGACAATGCCCTTGGCATTGACATCCCCCGCGGCCGCGGCTTCGCGCATCAAATCGCCGGAATTGCGGATGTCTTCCGCGGTGACACCGCTGCACTGCACCTCCATCGTGCGAATCTTGAAAGCGGTGGCGGCGACAAGATCTTCGAAGTTCCTGTCTCCGCTTTTTTCCAGTTTTGCGGCATCGGCCAGATCCTGGTCGTGATGGCTCCGAGATTCGAAATAGTCGGCGCATACCCGCGCCAGAATCGCTTTGCCGTAGGCGGGATGCCCTCCGTAATCCTTGGCCTGCAATGCATATTGCGCCGGATCCAACAGATCGTATCGAACGGGAGCTTGAGGGTCGGCAGCCAACTCCTCATTGTTGGATATGAGGATCTGATTCGGGATCGCAGGAGATTGCTGCTGGGAAATCTGCGGCAACACCTCGGCCATTGCTGCAATTCCATCCGACTGGACCGCCAAAGCTGTAAGCGATACGAGAAGGACGCGCAGCAATTTCTTTTTGCCTGTGGCCTTTGAGTCGTAGTTCGGCATTTTTTTATCCTTGGATTTCGACGCCAGCCCACTGCTTTCAATGGGCCGGCCGAAGATTCGAACGGGCAAATTCAATTCAAGATTTCACGTCGGCAGCCAGTTCCTTGGCGTAGGCGGACATATCCCTGCCGTCATCGTTGAAGGTAACCAGCTTCTTCTCAGCGGCCGCTTGCGCACGGGCCCTGCTATCCCAGAGTTCGTCGCAGAGTATGGACTGCGTGCGGGTCGAGCAGCCGTTTCTGCGCCATTCGCTCGACCAATACGCCGCATCGTTCAAGGCGCGCGCGATATCGCGGTAATTCTTCTCCATGGCCAGAAATGCGTTATTTACTTTTGTCTTGTCGTCGACGATTTCGTCGTAGTTCGGCTTATCGGTCCTTTTCGCCTTGTCGATGGCATTGTGCGCAGCAGACATTTCGGAATCGGTCTTTTTGAGAGTCGCCTGCGTCGCCCATCCGCAGGCGCTGGCGGCGGCGGCCACGCTCCCGGACTTGACGATTGCCTTGATGTGCGACGCAGCTCCAGGCCCGTCGGCCGGCTTCCACGTGGCTACAACGGCGGCAGCGGTAGAGCCGCAAAGATTAGTGAACACAGCCTTGGTAAAGGCGCCATTGCTTTCTCCGGTTGCCACGGTAATGATGATATTGACCACGCCAACCGCGCTCCAGCCAGCCCAGCCGCGCCAATCGAAATATTCCTTGATCAGATTTGCGGTGGTCCAAATACCGCTCAGGATCTGGCCATTGTCCGGCGTGACAGCATGCGCCGGCCCTGCCAGCAAGCTGCCCGACAATAGCCAGGCACAGGCGATTTTTGAAAGCTTCCTCGGTGATTTTTGCTTATTCATGTTTTTATGTCGCGCTTCGTTTTGAGTCGGCGAATTAACCGAAAAGTTCATGCTGGGTTGGCGGATGTGGTGCCCTTGCCGGGCATACTCGTAGGCTAAATCGTATTCCACGACGCGGTAGCACATGGTGACCTGTTTCTGTGCGAGTAGCACCGATCGGTTCGCTTTTTCGAGGGGTGCCGGGACTAGTTACATGGGAGGCGGCTGGCTGAATGCTGCCTTCCAATCGCCTTGTACAATACGCCACTCGCGGCTGGCCACCTTGATTGAAGGCTTTTGTCCAACATTACTGTTATTTCATGTGAGGCAGCAGGCCCGGTAATTGAACCCGGTCTTTCGTGGTTAGCCACGCGGTTTACCAGTTGCCCTGCCTGCGACGGTGCGAGAGTATTGGAATAAGGAAAAGCGATGATTATGATTGCGTGACGGTCGCCTAAGCAGTGAGAGCCGTTTGAGGGAGCGCATCGGTGGAAAACTCCAGCGCGGACGCCGCTAGCCGTGTAAGAGCAATAATCATCGAGCAGTTGGGCATCGACCCTGCCCGGGCTGTGGACGAAGCGTCCATCGTAGATGACCTCGGCGCCGACTATCTCGAAGTCGCTCAAATCGTCATGATGATTGAGGACGAGTTCAACATCCAAATTTCAGATGACGTGGCCGAAGCCGTTATCACGGTCGGAGATGTAATTTACGTGGTTATGTCGAAAACCGAGAGCTAGCCGCAGCAGAGGTAAAATGGGCCAGTAGATTTTGGCCGCATTTCTCCTATGCGCCGAGTGTGAACTTTCGGCAGCGGTCCGGCGAGTATTCCCTCTGTGAGGTCCGCAACTGTGACAACCGCAAATCACTGCAGAAAATCTATACAGCTTGGCGGAGATTTTCAACCTCTACATCGCTCGTGAGGCCCTTCAATTCGCTGATAATTTTCTGTACCCGCTCTTTGATCTGAGGGCTCAGTGAATCTATAGCCATCTCGGCTTGATCGACCATCGAGACGCGAGCTTTCCGGCCCTTCGGCAGTATCTTGCGAAGCTGTCCGCGCAGATGCTGGACGCGCTCCTGCCGCCAGTTCTCTCTCCGGCAATGCTGTTCGTAGAGGAAGGCTTGCCGACGCTCGTGCTCTGCGAAGTACAGATCCTCAATCATGCCGTCCGGAAACTCAAGCGGTCCATACGGTGCTGGATGGTCATGCCGCGCGCTCCTCTTCGACTGGCTCCGCGGCGTCGATGTCCATCCCAATCTTCCGGCGGTAAGCCATCTGCTCGGCGCTCACCGATCGCGCGTCGGGGAGATCCATGATCTTCTTCCAACGCTCGATTTCTTCCGGCGACGGCGGCATTTCAGGAACGTAGCCGCCCGTCTCCTTCTCTTTTTCGCCTTGGTGCCAGGATCGGAATCCCTCGAGCATCTTGCGAACGCGAGCACGTGCTTCCGGGTCCTCTGTGGTCCCGTTCTCTGGCCGCGACAGTTCGATAGAGGCGATGGTATCCCTAAGGCGCGCATGCTCTTCGCTGACGAGCCGCTGCTCTGCCCTAACCATCGCGGCCAACTCCGACGGGATCGGAATGAAGGCTTTGCGATCGATGTTGTATTCGCCCCGGATGAGCTTCTTGCAGGCTGTTGTCAGCGCTTCGTGGGACAGGCCAGCAAGTGCATAGCTGTAGACCGTCTGCGCGTCGCCAGGAGCGATAGTCGAGGACAGGGCGAGCCCCGCCGTCTGCAAGGTCCTCAGCGCCTTGGCGACGCCGTCATCGCCGCACGGGCGAAGGCGTTCCGCTGTAGCGGTAATCTGTTGCTGCAAGGTCGACAACGTTGTCAGGGCGGTCGTCATATCGGTCATTCCCGTTGATGGTCTTGTCGAGTTCTTTGGCGAATGCTTCCTGGTGGAGCTGGAAGGCGGTTTTCTGCGGCGGCGCTTGCGATTGTCGGTGCGGTCTGTCGTCGTATTTGCCTTCGATAAGCCCGTTGAAGCTCTTCGGCTGGCAAAGGAAATCCAGATCGGCCCGCCAGCCACGGTCGTTGTCGCCGCGGCAAAAGGCGCTGTTCGCCATCCGCCGGCAGGCTTCGGCCCAGAGCTCTTCGCCGTGCTCACGAATTCGGGCTTCGACCTTGCGGCGACGATCGGCGGTGACCTTGCGAGGCACCGGAAGGCCGGCTTTGGAGGCCTGATCCGAAAAGACCTGGATGGCCCGATCCGTGGGGGAAGAGCCCCCTTTAGGGGGCGAAGGGGGTATAGGATTGGAGGGGTTAGGAAGGGGGGTGTGGGGGGAAACCTCCGGGGAGGAAAGGGACTCGGCGTCCACCTGCTGTCCACGTGTTTCCACCGGACTTCCACCGGACAAGGCGGAATTCCGCTGTTTACGCTTCCGTTCGCGATCCCACTCCCGCCGCTTCTCAGCGGCACGATCGACGGCCGGAACAGTTTCAGCCTCGGCTTCGAAAGCCTCGGCAGCCACAAGGGCTTGTTCGATCGTGAGACCAGCTTCCAACATGCGGCGGATGGCGGCACTGATGCTCATCAGCGGATGACCTCCACGTCGATTCCGTAGATGGCCCGCATGAGCTTGCGCTTGATGTTGAAGTCCTTGGTGGCAACGCCCTTGACGTCGACGACACGGTTTCGCTTCTGGATGGCGTCATAGAAGGCGAAATCCGCCTTGTAGGTGCAGACCAGCTGCCCATTGACCGTGAGCGCATACGGCTTCTGAAGCTCGACCTCGTAGACCTGGCCAGCGCGCTCCAACTGCTTCAGAGAGGAATAGAATTGCGCCTCGCGTTTGCTGTCGAACTTGATGCCGTCGACGGTCGTCTTCTTGTTGCGGTACTTCGAGGGCCGCTCGGGCTGATCTGCCTTCTGGATAGCGCGAAACTCGGCGGCTGACATACGATCAGAAATCATCTTGCCCACTCCGACATAAAAGGTTCTTTGCCGGCGTAGGCGATCTTCTTGACCCGGCGCGCGTGAAGGCGCTCTGCGTAGCTGCAGTTCAATCGCGCATTGATGAAACGGTCTGCCTCATGCTCTGGGATGCCCATAGCTTCGCCGATGGCAATGGTGTCAGGGCCGAAGCGGGCGTAGGCTTCCAGGAAGGTCATGCCACACCTCCCAGCTCGTGGAACAAACACAGCTCAGCATCGGTTGCGCGATCAAAGAGGAGGTCTGAATGCCTACCAAGCCGATCCCGAGACCCAATGACCCTGAATTCCCGCCAGACATGCCGGCGGATGTTCCGCCAGATCTGCCGGAGCCACCGATCGAAGAGCCAGAGCCCGACGTAGGCCCGGACGAGGTGCCTGGCGAGGAGATCCCGCAGAGAATGAGCAACTGAGGTCATGCCTGCCCTCCCCGTGCCCGCTCGGCGGCTGCCAGAGACCGATTGCACCGGTCACGAAGACGCCCGCGGCTACTGCAAGACCAACGTCGTGGAGATGACGGAAAAGATACCGGGCGGCGAGCCGTGGGTGCCGTGGCCGAACTGGGCTTTTGAGATCCTGCTGGAGCACGCACCGTTCCACATGCAGATGATCGCCATGTCGGCATTCTTCACCGGGCAGCGCCAAGGCGACGTGCTTGCTATGACGAAGCCGAAGGCGGGAGAGAACACGATCGCCGTCCGCGCGCAGAAGACGGGAAACACGGTTTGGATTCCGATCCACTTCGCCTATCGGAAATGGATCGATCGCGTGCCGACATCCGATAGCGTGATGCTGCACGCCGGCGCTCGCGCTACGTCATACAAGAGCCCCGACGGTTTCCGGACCGAATGGCAGAAGCTCATGGCGAAGGACGCGTTCAAGCCGTTCCGAGAAAACCGGATCGTCTTCCACGGTCTGCGCAAGAACGCGGTGATCAATCTGCTGGAGGTTGGCTGCACCGAGAACCAGGTCGGAGCGATCTGCAACATGTCCGCGCAGATGGTGCAGCACTACGGCCGAGAGGTGGCTTTGAGGAGCCTCGCGAAGGACGCGATGAAGCTCATGGAAGCACGCTGGAGCGAGATCGAGCCGGCCGCTTTCAGGAACAAGAACGGAACGTGA